GAAGACCGTATTGATCGTCTACCCATGGAGTATGTCCTTAAGCAGGATTACATCCGTGAGATGGAAAGGATGAATGATGAGTTCACCGAAATCAATACTAAGCTTGATAAGCTAGTGGAAAAGCTGCTTTCCAAATGAGTTATTTTGTTGAACTTACAGAAGATGACAATGGTGATTTAATTATGCAAATTCCAGAAGAAGTTATCGAAACCCTTGGATGGGTGGAAGATACCTTGCTGACCTGGGATATTAAAGGTGATGGTATCGTCCTTCAACGTTTAAACGGAGAAGGAGGTTATGAACCGTTAGAATAATAAAAAAGTATTCGTTATGTATAACTACAGAACAGGTTCCACCAATGGTAATTGGCTAGGTAATTCAGGTGGTGTAAACGCAGGGAATATTTTTGGTGGTCCTCAGCAAGGACAAGCTAATCCACAACTTGATCCTTATATGAACCAAGGCTATCTGCCTACTTTTGGAATGGAAGCTCAGCAAAACCCAGGCCCGATGCCGGGACTGATTGGTGGCTTGGCAGGTAGAGCAGGCAATGGTTTAGGTAACATGGGTGGCATGGGAATGGCCGGTCAGATGGCAGGACAGTTCCAAGATCCCATGACAATTAAGAGGGTGTACTGATGGACCCAAGATTTGGCGGTAACTTTGGTGGCATGCAACTCATTCAGCCTTCACCACAAAGCAATTATTTACAACGACAACTACAGCGCTTTGGTAGTGCTGTACAACAAGGTGGACAGCGTTTAAAAGATCAATATTACAGCACAGACTATAACAATTTTGGAGGTAACCTACCATTCGGTGCTCCCCGTGAACGTGGTTTTATAGAATCTTTACCAAAACCAGGAAATATCTACCAGTATGGAATGCCAGGAGTGGATATACCTGAGCCTGCAGGTGGTGCTGACTTTATTGGTCCACGTAGTAATGAAATCTTGCGCCGTGGTATTGAGCAACGTGAGCTTGAAAAGTACCAACAGGACCAACGCTATAGCTCACCAGGTGATTTAAGTATGATGATGCCTGGAACGATGATGGCAGGAGCACCTAGATACATTCAATCTCCTCCACCAGGAGGTATCATTAATAAAGCTCCTCATCTTGATTCCCCTTATATTGATAAGGCACTCGAAAGACGTTGGCAGCCAATGGCCCCTCCTCCTCGAAAACAGTATCGAGGCCCGCAACTACCTAGTTTTGTTTAAGAACCTGTCATGAATAAAAAAGTGATAAACCTCCAAGATAAGAGGAAGGCTAAAGGTCAGACGACTCTTGGAACGAAAAAGACTACTAAAATCGCTGGTAAATATATGGACAAAAAAAGCTGTGGTTGTAAGCACTAATGGCAGACGCTGCTAGGATGTATAAAAATAAGGCTGTTAAATAATGTCTGAGGCGCAGACTCGTCTTAAAGAAATCATCGATTCCTATATCGAGAGAGACGGAAGTCAATACGTTGATACTGGCATTGTTGCTGCGCACATCGCTCAGATGAAACTCTTTGGCATTCGCCAAGGAGTAGAGTTCTTTCCATCACAGGACAACTTCGGCAATCAACGCAAAGATTTTATTGATAAAGTTATCAAGTACAACAAGATTGATACCAGGCTAGATTCAATCTGGGATTACTTTCTTTGTGATGGTAGAGGACTGTTTTATATCCGTCCTACCGAAAATAATTATCGGCTGTATTATTTCCGTGGGCACGAGTATCGCAGTTACTACAATGTTGATGGCGACTTAGAACAAGTTGTTATTATCTATAGCTATAAAGTAAAGACCGGTAAAAACGGCATGTACCAAGACATTGGTCTTGGTGGTATTGATACTCCTGCAGCACAAGCACAAGCAGGTCATGTAGGTACAGAGAACTACGGTTCTAAACGTTATATCCGGCTATCTATTAAACCTGATGTCATTGAAGAGACTCATGCAGAAGGTGAGATCTCCTTCGACAACATGAATGTCATGATGCCGGGTAAGACCAGGACTTTCCCGAATACTCTTAGATATATTCCTTGCGTTGAGATCTTCAATAACCCCAAGGGTTTCTCCATGGAAGGTAGTGGGGAGTTTGATCAGCTTGCTAATCACATCGTCACACATGATGACCTTGTGAGAAACATGAAAAAGAACTTGCAGTTCTTTGGTAATCCCACACTACTGTCATCCAGACCTAAAACAGATCTGATGGAATCTGGTGATGATGGTGTTCCACAACGACCATCAATTGCATCTAACTCTGGCTTCCAGAGTATGTCTCCATTATCAAGATCTACCTTTAAACAGAATCCTGTCACCCGTGGTGCAGATGGGCAGATGCGTGTTCCACGTGTCATTGCAAATCTTGAACCAAACGATCGTGTTGGTTATATTGTTCCTGATGCGATCTCTGGAGATCAGAATGCATTTGTGCGCCAATTCCGAGAAGAAATACGTACAGCACTAGGGGGTGTAGACGAGCTTTCAATTTCTGCTGGTGTAACGGCGACTGAGTATAAGTCACTCTATGGCCGTGTTGCAGCAACAAGTAAGAAAAAAGCAAATTCTATTTACACCCATGGCATCTGCCGGTGCATGGAATTAATTATTTATCAAGAAGAACAGCTATTCCGAGATACACTGGCAGCAGCAGCTAAATTTGAAAAACCCTTACCTCCACCAATTGGTGCTGGTGAACAAGAAGAAATGATGTATAAAGCTGCTATAGCTGATTATGATGAACGTGTGAATACATTAATGATGGCATGCGTGCAAGCGCAAATGATTCCACCTGGAGTTAAAGGCTTAATTCCAGACGGAGATATTTCAATGCTTTGGCGTTGGTTGGGGCCTGTGTATGAAGAATCAACTCAGGATATCCTCAACAATTCAATTGTTGTACGTAACTTGCAAGAGTTAGGTGTTGATAGCATTGAAGCACTGAAGTATCTTTTTCCATCCAAAACTGATGAAGAAAGAGCGGAAATGCTTTCAGGTTTTCCGTTCAGAATGGTCAATGAATTGCAAGGCGCTTACAACAGTTTTGCAAAACTAGTGGCGGGGATGATGCAGACCCCCCACCCACAATCACCAGATCTACCCATGGCGGCAGATCCAAGATTAGATTTGACACCTTATCTGTATCGAACTCTCGAAAGTTTACAAAAGGAGATGAGTTATGCAGGACGCTTCCGTCCAATCGATCCCACAGACGAGCCAGCAGTCCGTGGCCCCGAGCAGCTACGTGGCGGCAGCACCGGCAGCTCCGGCTCCGGCAGCCCCGGTCTCGGCTCCAGTGGGGACGTACTTCCCCCAGGCGGTGCCCCAGGCAGCACCGGCTCCCAGTACCAGCTACCAATCAAGCCCGTCTCCATTAGGCCCCCCTTCCCAGGCGGCCCCGAATCAGGGGAACCCATGGGAATCGGCGTTCAACAAGGTGGTGAACCTCTTGGGGAGCCCGGTGCAATCCCCGTTCCAGGGTCAGTCATCACAGGTCCAGGCTCCGGTAGCGAGTCCGTATACCCAGGCAAACTGGGCTACTCAGGCTCCAGTCAACCAGGAAGCCAACTGGGCAACGCAGCAATCGGCTCAGCCGACCTGGCAAACAAACCAGACCTCATACAACAGCTCTTCCCCAACTTCATCGATCAACTCCTTAGAGGACGTAGCGAATCTTCTGGACTGGAGTCCGGAGAGTCGGATGGTAGTGGCAAACTACGGGACGGAGGCTCCGGCGATTCTAAACCAGTACGCTCTAAATCTGGAAGAGGTCGTCGACAACGCCGTTAATTGGGGTGAAGAAGCAGGTCGTCAAATGTACCGTGCTGCCAACTTCATGGTTGGTGAGCATCGTGAGAACCTTGCTTACAACGAGATCCTGACGAATCCAGACATTCTGTCTGATTACACTCTTCAGTTCTTTGGTCCTGAAGGTCCATACCCTGTGTATGAGTCAGAGCAACAGTTGGCAACTCCCGGTTATCCAACCGCTCCAGTTAGCAACGAAGGCATGGTCCCTGGATCACAAATGCCTGCTCCTCCTCAAGCAGCAGCTCCTGCAGCTCCTCAAGATTTCTGGGGTAACTTTAAGCAGCAGATGGAAGTCGATCCCACCCAAGCATGGCGTGTGATTAACCAGGCTTCTCCTCAGACCATGGCACAAAAACTATTTGTAATGGAGTGAGGCAATGCGTCCAGGTCTTAAATTTGGTATCCCTGCTGCAGCTGGTTTAGGTGCAGCAGCATACTCAGCAATGGACGACGGCACCCCTTTGGAGTCCGTGGGTGCAGGTGTTGGCGGTACCCTTGGCGGTGCCGCTGGTTTGCTTGCTGCTCGCAGACTTGCGGGTAAGTATTCACCTGCCATCATGTCTAAAGTGAAAGGCGTAGGTGATGGGCAAGTTGCTAAGTTAAGAGAAGCAGCTGACAATGTACGTGAAGGTGGTATCCGTCAACAAGCCTATGGAAACATGGCCGATGGTATTACTAACTTAGTGGGCGGTGTCAATGAACGTAGCATTGGCAAAGCTGCAGCTGCTGGTTTCGTTCCCGCTTCTGCAGCAGGTGCCGCTCTTGGTGGCATGGCTGCTGGTCAAGGCGTAGGTGCTATCGGACAAATGATGGGCATTGACCCTGAAATGCCCGGTTCCAGCAATACTCTTAATTCACGATTGAGCATGCAATCAGCAATGTTACCTATGTACTAATAGGTGTAAACATTAAAGACTGCTAAACTTTTACTTAGATAGGACTTTTCGTCCCAATCTTTCGACCGACAAAACTATTATTTCCGACGACACTGGAGGATAAAAGAAAGTGTTCTTAGACAACGATTTTCCTAAGATTCTAGGTGCTGAATTATATCGGCCCCACCCTGCTTACATCTGCGAAATGGCTGTTGAGCCCGTAGTTGTACACGACTTCACATCCCAGCCTGGCCAAACTGTGCAGCTGGACCGCTACAAGTTCTGGGGGAATCCTGGCACGAAGGATAGCCGTGAGCGTATTTCAGATCAGACAATCGGTACTGCAAATAGCCGCAACATCACTAAAGAGAAAGTGCTTGTTGTGCTAAATGAGTACACCGGTCCTGCTGATCCTGGTGATCCAACACAGCCAAGTACCTTCAAGATTGCTAGGGAAACCCTTGTCACTGCTCAGCGTCTTCTGCTGGACACTGGCAACCTGAACATGTTCCACCAGTCCATCGGTAGCTTGACGCTGCTTGATGACTATCGTCGTTGGCGTGACCGCGTCTTCATCGACGAACTTGCCAAGGCAGAAGCACAAGGCCCCTCTTCGGATGAGCAAGGTGGTTACTACTTCGCTGGCGGTAAGATCAAAAACGCTAGTGGTCAGGTTGACTACACTACCGCTGAGTATCAAGCACAAGTCCAGCAGTTCTCAATTGCTACCGACTTGCTGAACGTTGTTAAGCAGATTCGTAAGCGCAACGTTCCCACATTTGCAGACGGTATGTACCGTTGTATTTGTGACCCCACGTTCATGATGCACCTGCGTCGTGACGAGGACTTCCGCGAGATTGCTCGTTACAGCGGCAATCCCGGACAAGGCATGTACATGGCTAACCCCATGATGCCTAACAACACCAGCTTCTACATGGGTCCACAAGCTGGTCAGGGTTACTTCCTGGCTGGTGAGCCTGTAATGCCAACTGGTGTTCAGTTTGAAGGCGTTAAGTTCTTCGAATCTACCAACTTCCCAATGAAGACTCAATTGGCACAATTGGGTACAGGTTCTGATGACCCTGGAACCGGCAACTTTGAAGTTGCTCAAGGTTACTTCTTCGGCCCTCAGTCTGTTGGTGTTGGTATCGGTGGTCCTAACGCTCAAGTGCTCATCAACAACAATGATGACTTCAGTCGTTTCATTATTCTGATCTGGCAACTGTATGCTGGTTTCGAAGTCCTGAACAAGAACTTCATCACCACAGCATTCAGCTTCGTCAGGGATGACGGCACGATTGTTACCTGATTTATTTCGTAAACCATAAATGTAGGTCCAATGGCATACATCACTTCTAAGAAAATCTACCCAGGGGATATGACCGAACCCCTGAACGGGTGGTATCAAAATATCAATACCAATGGCGGCAGTACGAACAATGGTTCGTTCGGCGGTCCTACCTCGGTCCTAGCAAACCCAGGCTGGAGATTCTTCCAGCTCCGTGGTTATGTTCCTGTCTCAAACACTGTTGCTCAGGGTTATGTAGACAGCGCACGGATCATCATTCCTTCTCCATATAAGAATGATGAGACTCGCATGAACATCACCGGTATGGAAGTAACTGCTTCCACCGATCGTCCTGCTTATGTCTACCGTGCTTCAGTCTCCGTCGCTTCTGGCTGGGATGGACGTGTTGCGCAAGAAGGTCTTACTACCGAAAACGCTACTCAAGTAATCGGTTTCGGTCCTGGTACTGCAACCGTCCCTGTGAATGCTAGTGGCGTTGTCTACGGTGCAAACCTTACTGCATCTGGTAATAGGATTCCAGCTGGTACAGGCGCACTGGGAACCAACCCTTTCCAGACCGCTATTACTCTGACCACTGGCATGCTCTACGCAGAGTATACCGATCCTGTGACTGAGTGGCGCGTCTACGCTAAGGCAACCACTAATGGTGTTGCTTTGAACGGTGGCTGGGCAATCTCTGATGCAGATGCCCGTGATGGTCGTTTCGGTTACATTATTACCGAGCTGTGCTACATCCAACCTGATGTACCTGTCGACTACAACGACATCGAGCAGTATCTGCCTTACAAGGTAGCTTCTAACTATCCTGGTTATTGATAACTAAATAGGGTAATATGAGACCAGTTATTTAATGATTGGTCTCTATGCTCTATCAAGTAAAACGAACTGGGGCGCGAGTTAAAGTTGTTACACAGTGGGATGATGGTGACTGGCTAATGGTCGAAGACCAAGACGGTCGTATCTTTACTGTCTATAAGACAGAAATCACTGAAGACAAAGAGGCATCTAAAAAAGTTAAAACTGCTCAAATTAAAGATGCAGCTAAAGGCGATGAGCCTCGTAAATTCCCAACTGAAACTCGTCTGAATATTAATTCAGCCACTGCTCAGATGATTGCCGATCACATCAAAGGAGTCGGTCTTA